CTGGTAGCACAAGGGGAAAGCGTCGCGGCGGCCACTGCCGCTGGCACGCCGACCTCGCTGGCGCTGCAGCGGTTCGGGCAGTTCAACGGGGCCATCACGCGCAACGGCTCGCCGCTCGGCAACGTCATCTCGGCCGAGGTGACCTATTCCAATGGCCTCGACCGGATCGAGACCATCCGCTCGGACGGGCGCATCGAGGGGGCAGACCCCGGCATGGCCGCGCTGAGTGGTCGGGTGGAGGTGCGTTTTGCCGACAGCACGCTGATCACGCAGGCCATCGATGGCACGCCTTGCGAGTTGGTCTTCGCCTGGAGCCTCGGCGCCAACGCCAGCTTCACCTTCACTGCCCATGCCGTCTTCCTGCCGCGTCCCCGAATCGAGATTCCGGGCCCGCAAGGCATCCAGGCCACCTTCGACTGGCAGGCAGCCAAGGCCGTCAGCCCCGCCCGCATGTGCACTGCCGTCCTCGTCAACACCGTTGTGAGCTATTGAACATGATCAGACTGAACCTGAGTGCCGCGCCCGCTTGGCTGACCCTTGCTCCCGGCCTGCGCTTGCATGTCGCACCGTTGACCACCGCCTTGATGGTCTCGGCCCGTGCCGATCCCGCCATCGAGGCCCTGCCGGACACCGCCACGCAGGAAGAACTGGCGCTGACCATGGCCAAGGCCGTCGCGCGCCGCGCGGTGCTGGATTGGGAGGGCGTTGGCGATGACGCGGGTGATGCCGTCCGGGTCTCGCCCGAAGGCGTCGACGCCCTGCTGGAAATCTGGCCGGTCTTTGAAGCGTTCCAGACCCAATTCGTCGCCAAGGGCCTCATCCTGGACGCGGAAAAAAACGTCTCCGCGCCCTTGCCGGATGGTCCTTCGGCGGGGGCGAGCGGTACTGTGCGGCCTGCCAGGGGCGCTGCCCCGACTGCCCCGCAAGACTGAACCGACCGCAGACGGAAGATGGCTGGCAGGTCTGGGATCTGGTCGGCCGCCTTGGCGGACAGTTGCGCGTGATCCCCGGCGCGGTGCTGGGCTGGGACATGGGCGCGGCCTTGGCGATGGCCCGTGCCCTTGGGATCGACACTTTGATCGCCGCCGAACTGCTGCCCGGGATCGAGGCGGTGATGGTCCGCAAGCTGAACGAACAGATCGGAGACGGCCATGGCTGAGAAGAGGGTCAGTGTCCGGCTGGTCGCGGAAGGCGGCCGCCAGGTGCGGGCCGAGTTGGAAGGCATCGGCGAGGCTGGCACGCGCGGGTTTGGCCGCCTGTCCTCTGAGATGGAGCTGGCCAACGCCCGGCTCGGAAGCTTTGCCCGCAAGGCCGGGATCGCGCTGGCAGCGGTGACGGCCGCTGCGGCCGCCGCCGGTGTGGCAATGGTCCGCTCCGGGCTCGACGTGATCGGCGCGCAGGCGGACATGGCCGCATCGCTCCGCACTACTGTCGAAAGCCTACAAGTGCTGACATGGGCCGGGGAGTTGGCCGGTGTTTCCATGGGCGAGATCGAACAGGCCACTAAGAAGCTGACCACGCGGTTGTCGGAAGCGGCGGCTGGGTCTGGATCAGCTGTGGGGGCTTTGCAGCGGCTGAACCTAACGGCGGCAGATTTGCAGGCGCTGCCGCTCGACCAGCGCATCGTCGCCATCCAGGAGGCCCTGAGCCGGTTTGTGCCCGAAGCGGAACGGGCTGCTGTCGCTTCTGACCTTTTCGGTGACAAAGCGGCGCTGGCGTTCCTTCGCATTGACCCGGCCACTTTGCGCGAAGCGGCACAAGATGTGCGCGACTTCGGTGTGGCGGTCAGCGCGGCCGACGCGGCACAGATCGAACGCACCGGCGATGCCATCGCCAAGTTGAGCCTGATCTGGCTTGGCCTCACCAACCGCTTGACCGCCGCCGTCGCCCCGGCGCTGGAGACGGTCGCAATCGCACTGGCCGATATGGCGCGCGGCACCGGTCCCATCGGCGGCGCAATCACCGCAGTCTTCGACAACCTCGCGCGGCTCGGCACTTATGTTGCGACCTTCGCCGCCTTCATGGCGGGTCGTTGGGTAGCCGGGCTGGCCGTCGCCGCGCTGTCAGTGCGTGGCCTTGCCACGGCGCTGGTCTTCCTGCGCGGCGCCCTGATCCGGACCGGGATCGGTGCGCTGATCGTCGGCGCGGGGGAACTGGTCTATCAGTTCTCGCAACTTGTGACCCGGGTAGGCGGCGTGGGCGAGGCGTTCCGGCTGCTGGGTGATCTGGCATCGGAGGTCTGGTCGCGTACAGGCCTGGCGCTCGACGCAGCCTTTGCCAACATGGCGGCTGGCTGGGAGAGCCTGAAGGCGGCCGGGCTGTCGGCCCTTGAAGGCACTATCGCTGGCGTGGTCAGCTTCGGCGACCGGACGGCAGCGATCTTCCAAGGAGCCTATGATGCAGCCGTCGCAATCTGGGGTAGTCTGCCCGGCGCCATCGGCGACTTCGCCTTTCAGGCCGCGAACGGGCTGATCTCCGGCGTCGAGGCGATGCTGAACGGCGTCGTCACCCGCATCAACAATTTCATCGACGGCTTGAACGCTGCGCTGGACCTGTTGCCGGACTGGGCGGTCGGCGAAGGTGGGGTGCGGATCGGCACGCTCGACCCCGTGGAACTGGCGCGGATCGGCAACCCGTTCGAGGGTGCCGCAACAGCTGCTGGCGCTGCAGCCGCCGATGCCTTCTCGGCGGCGTTGTCCCGGACATACCTTGAGCCGCCCGACCTCGGGCTTGGCACGATGGCAGACGATGCGCGTGGCCGGGCTGACGGTTACCGCGAAGCGGCCAGCATGCTGACCGATGCTGCCGGGCGTCCGCTAGCCAGTTGGCAAGCGCTGCGCGACGCGGTGACCGGCACCGGGGCGTTGGCAGACGCGGCCAGTTCGGCGGATTCCCTGAACACTGAGTTGGACGAGACGACCACCGCTGCCGGAAGTGCGGGCGCAGCGGCGCGTGACGCCGGGACTGACGCTGCAGCAGGGGCTGACCAGGCTGCGACCGGCTGGGGCGCAGTCACTGCGGCGCTCGCCGACTATGCCACCAAGGCGCGCAGCATCGGCGGCGATGTCGGTCAGGCGCTGGTCGGGGCCTTTACCTCGGCCGAGAATGCGGTGGGCGAGTTCGTCAAGACCGGCAAGCTCGACTTCCGCGATCTGGTCACCTCGATGATCGCCGATCTGGCCAAGCTGGCAGCGCGGACGTTCATCCTCGGGCCGATTGCCAATGCGCTGTCGGGCGCACTTGGCGGTGCGGGCGGAATATTCGCCAACATCCTGCACGCCGGTGGCTTGGTCGGATCGCCGGGACCGGGCCGCATGGTTCCGGCCATGGCCTTTGCCAATGCCCCGCGCATGCATGCGGGCGGCTGGGCCGGGATCAAGCCGGACCAGGTTCCGGCAATCCTGCAACGCGGCGAGCGCGTGCTCTCGCGCCGGGAAGCGGCGGGCTACGGCCAAGGCCAGTCCAGCGCGCCCTCCGTCAACGTCACCATCATGGCGCGCGATGCTGAAAGCTTCCGGCAATCGCGGACGCAGGTGGCGAGCGACATTGCCCGTGCCGTGTCGCTCGGCCGGAGGGGCATGTGATGGCGTTTCACGAGGTCAGGTTCCCCGACAACATCAGCCGCGGGGCGCGCGGGGGGCCGGAACGGCGCACGCAAGTGGTCGAACTGGCCTCTGGCGATGAGGAGCGCAATGCCAGTTGGGCCAACTCGCGCCGCCGCTATGATGTGGCCTACGGCATCCGTCGCGCCGACGATCTGGCGGCGGTCGTGGCGTTCTTCGAGGCGCGCAACGGCCGCCTGCACGGGTTTCGCTATAAAGACTGGGCGGATTACAAATCCGGCCTACCGTCGCAGCAGGTCGCGCCGACCGATCAGCCCATCGGCACCGGCAATGGTGCCGTCGCCACCTTCGCCCTGCTGAAACGCTACACTTCCGGCGCGCAAAGCTGGACCCGCGCCATCGCCAAGCCGGTGGCAGGGACCGTCCGTCTCGCCCTGAACGGCGTCGAGCAGATGTCGGGCTGGAGCGTCGACACCACCACCGGCAGCGTCACCTTCACCACTGCCCCCGGCGCGGGCGTCGCAATCACGGCGGGCTTCGAATTCGACGTCCCGGTCCGCTTTGACACCGACATGCTCGATGTCACCCTCGACCTCGAGCGGCTGGGATCAATCACATCCATCCCGCTACTGGAGATCCGGCGATGAACGAAGAAACCGGCTTTTTCGCCGCGGCTCTGCGCGATCTGGCAACCTCCACCGCTGTCATCCTTGCGGCCTGGGGCGCGTTGGGCGGGGCGACCAACGCCCTGACCACGCGGATGAGGCTTCGCGATGCCCTGCGCCACATCCTGCTCGGCGGTCTGATCGCGGCGGGGATGGGCAGTCTGTCCATGGCGGTCATCACCGCCTGGCTCGGCCTGCCATCCCAGGCGATCCCGGCTGGGGGTGCGGCGGGCTCGGCCGCCTATCTGGTCGGTGTCTTCGGCCCCGCCTTCATCGAGGTCGTCCTCACCCGGCTGCGCAGCGGCAAAGGGGGCGACAGCGATGTATGAACTTCTCCGTCTCGCGCGCGCCATCCGCTGCGACGCAGCCGACCCGGCACAGGCCTTCAGTCACCGCCTGCGCGTCGGCCTTCTCGTTGCCGCCCTGATCCTGATCCTCTCAACACTCTTTGGGTGATCCCATGCACATGACTGATCGGGGCCTGCTGGCCCTTGTCCGGCACGAAGGACTCGTGCCCGGACCTTATCTCGACGTCAAAAACGTCTGGACCTTCGGCATCGGCCATACCGCAGCCGCCGGTCCGCCCGATCCGGTACGAATGCCGCGTGGTATGCCCGCCGATCTCGATGCCGGAATCCGTGAGGCGTTCCGGCTCTTCCGCGCCGACATCGTGGCCTATGAGGCGGAAGTGCTGCGCCCGGTGAAGGTGCCGCTGGAACCGCACGAGTTCGATGCGCTGGTCAGCTTCCACTACAACACCGGCGGCATCGCGAAGGCGTCGCTGACCCGCCACCTGAACGCGGGCAACCGTGCCGCCGCCGCGCAGGCTTTCATGGGCTGGCTCCGACCCGCCGCGATCCGTACGCGCCGCGAGGCCGAACGCGATCTGTTCCGGGATGGCCGCTACCCGACCGGCACCATTCCGGTCTGGGCGGTCGACCGCAACGGGCGGGTGGATTTCTCACGGCCCATTCGGCGACTGACCGAGGCCGAGGCGCTGGCATTGCTGCGCCCGCCGAGCGTGTCGATGCCGCCGACCTTGCCACTAACGGTGCCAAACCAATCGCCTGGCACCCGGCCGTGGTGGCAGCGGCTGATGGGATTTTTCACAGGAAAGGCAACATCATGAACTGGAACCTCGCACGCGGGCTGGTCTATCTGGCCTGTCTTGCTGCCTCCGGGCTGGCCATGGCCGGGCTGGCGGATTTCGATCTGTTGACCGGCAGCTTCGATCTGCGTCCGTTCAATCTCTACGCCCTGACCGGCACAGCCGGGGGCGTGGTCTCCTCGGCGCTGGCCTCGGTCGCCCTGTGGCGCGGCTGGGGGCGGAAGTGAAAGCGCTCCCGCCCGCACTTCAGGCCCATCTCGACGAGGGCACGACGACGCTGACCTGGTGCTGGCGGATCGTGCGGGCCGATGCGGTGACGCTGGGCTTCACCGATCACGACCGAACCCTGACCTTCGACGGCACCGATTTCGAGCCGGAGAGCGGCTTTGCCGCCTCCGAAGTGCGCTCGGGCTCGGACCTTTCCGTCGATGCGCAGGACGCCCAAGGTGTGCTGTCCTCCGACCGGATCACCGAGACTGACATCATTGACGGACGCTGGGACAATGCGGCCGTCGAGGTCTGGCGGGTGAACTGGTCCGCGACCTCCCAGCGCTTGCTGATGCGGCGCGGGGCCATCGGCCAGATCCGGCGCGGGCGGCTTGCTTTCGTGGCCGAGGTGCGATCGCTGGCCCATGTCCTTGGGCAAACGGTCGGGCGGACGTTTCAGGCGAGCTGCGATGCCGCCCTTGGCGATGCGCGCTGCGGGGTCAATCTCGATGGCCCGACGTTCAAGGGAACCGGAGCGATCATCGACCTGCTGCGCGACCGGGCGTTCACAGCTTCCGGCCTCGCTGCATTCACCACTGGCTGGTTCACCTTCGGCACCCTCGACTGGATCAGCGGCGCCAATGCCGGGCGGCGGGCCGAGGTGCTGTCGCATGACCTGGTCGACGGTGTCGCCTTCCTGACCCTGCTGGAAGCCCCGGTGCGCGCCGTCGCCGGGACAGACACCTTCACCATCCGCGCCGGGTGCGACAAGCGGATCGCGACCTGTGGCACAAAGTTCGCCAATGTCGCCAACTTCCGGGGCTTCCCCAACATCCCCGGCCAGGACGCAGTCCTGCGCTATGCCACCACCGACGGCGGCCATGAGGGGGCGGTGCTGTGACACCCGTCGATTCCGATCTGGTCATCACCGCCGCGCGGTCCTGGCTCGGCACCCCGTATCACGACCAAGCCAGCCTGAAGGGCGTCGGCTGCGATTGCCTTGGCCTCGCGCGTGGTGTCTGGCGCGAGGTGGTGGGGCCAGAGCCGTTTCCAATCCCGCCCTACAGCCGGGACTGGGGCGAAAGCGGACCGCGTGAGGTTCTGGCTGAAGGCGCGCGCCGCATGATGCCGGAGATCGCACCCGGCAATGCTCCGCCCGGCGCGTTGATCCTGTTTCGCATGATGCCCCGCGCCATCGCCAAGCATGTCGGCATCCTGACCGGTCCCGACACCTTCCTGCATGCCTATGAGCGGCTCGGCGTCATCGAGGAACCGCTGACCCCCACCTGGCGGCGCCGCATCTCCTTCGCCTTTCTCTTTCCCCAACGCTGAGAGTTTTCCATGGCCACGCTCGTCCTCGGCGCTGTCGGCACTGCCATCGGCGGGGCCTTTGGCGGTGCGATCCTCGGCTTTTCCGGCGCGGCCATCGGTGGCTTCATCGGATCGACCGTGGGGTCCGTGGTCGACAGCTGGATCGTATCCTCGCTCGCTCCGGCCCAACGGATCGAAGGCGCGCGGCTCGACACGCTGCGCATCACCTCGGCCACCGAAGGCGCGGTGATCCCGCGGCTTTACGGCCGGATGCGGATCGGCGGCAACATCATCTGGGCGACTGATTTCCGCGAAGAGACCAAGACCACCACCCAAGGTGGCGGCAAGGGCGGCGGTGGCGGCAAGGTCAAGACCACCGAATACCTCTACTATGCCAGCTGCGCCGTCGCGCTCTGCGAGGGGCCGATCACTGGCATCGGCCGCATCTGGGCGGACGGTAAGGCGATGGACATGACCGGCGTGACCTGGCGCTGGTATCCCGGCAACGAGGCGCAGTCGGCCGATCCCTTCATCGCCGCCAAGATGGGCGCAGCCAACACGCCCGCCTATCGCGGCACGGCCTATGTCGTGTTCGAGGATCTGGTGCTGGCAACCTTCGGCAACCGCCTGCCGCAGCTGTCGTTCGAAGTCTTCCGTCCGCTGGCCGATGCCGACACCGCTGAGGGGCTGGTGAAGTCCGTCACCCTGATCCCGGCCTCGGGCGAGTTCACCTATGCGACCGATGCCATCCGCAAGGGCAGCGGTGGTGCCACGGTCGCGGAGAACCTGAACGCGCTGCCCGACCAGACCGACATCGTGGTGGCGCTGGACCGGCTGCAGGCCATGGCCCCGGCCGTCGAGAGCGTGAGCCTCGTCGTGGCCTGGTTTGGCAACGAACTGCGCGCAGGGTTCTGCAAGGTGAAGCCGGGTGTCGAGGTAGCGTCCAAGGCCACGACGCCCGCCAACTGGTCGGTAAACGGGATCAGCCGGGCCAGCGCGCATCTGGTCAGCC